GGGAACTAAGGCATGAAACTAAAACACTTAGAGCAGAAATAAACAAGGGAAAGGGTGCTATATGGATTCTATTAGTCATATCAGCAATAATATCAAGCGGTTATAACTATCTTAAATAACCATTTTGAAATCAGACAAACAAATAATCTCTGATAGACAAAAAAAAACATCAATTAAAGGAACTGTAGGCGAATACGAAGCTATCGCAAAGCTAACTAAACAAGGATATTTTGTTGCAAAATCAGTAGATCCTGCTTGTCCTTTTGATATTGTTATCGTTGATAAAAATGGTAAAATACAGTTAATAGACATAAAAACAATTACCTATTACAAAAATAAAAAAGGTAAAAGTCTTAAAGATAAGCCTAAAGGCTCATATAAAATTCACAGAAGTCCTACCAAAGAACAAAAAAGGTTAGGCATAAAGTTAATGATGGTAGATTATGATTGATAATTTTTTTTATAGATTGTTTGAAATAGTAGATAATTTTATGGGTTATGTATTTGATAGGTTTATTTCAGATGCACCTAAAAAGAAAAAGAATATAAATGTTAAATCTCCAGACAATAGAATGAACTTTCCAAAGGATTAAAAAATGATTAAAAACTTTAAAGATATTGTAATTCTATTAATAACAAGTGGTGTCTTAATACTTCTTGGTGTCATCATCATAGGAGATTATTGGGTAGCACTAGAAGAAAATAGACCTGTAGATGAATCTGTAATTACATTAATGAAGATGTCAGTTACAGGATTGATAGGTGTTATAGGTGGCTACATAGGTGGTAGCAAATGAGAGATACAAAAATTTTAGATAAATTTACTAAGGATAGTCAAAAGAAATGGAAAGAAATGCAACTATTTATAAATCTAAAAAAAGAAGTAAATCATGGTGCAAATGGCACTAAAGAATATGTAATTAAAAAAGGTATTAACAAAGGTAAAATAGCTAAATGAATGTTTCAGATTTACTTAAAAAGAACTTTGTATTAGTGCCTGTTATAGCATCTATTATAGTTGGTACATTTACAGGAGTTAAATACATTGTAAGCCTAACTGAAACTATTAATAAAAATAAAGCAGATATTACTACAATAAACGATACTCATCTTTATAATTTTAAAACTTACATTGCCAGAATACAAGAAAATCAAAATCATTTACTATTAAATATAGAAAAAAATAAAGGTAATACTATTGTTACAAATGATAAACTTCAAAGACTTGAAGAAAAAATTAAACAATTAGAAATAGATTTTAAAAACTTATTAATAAAAAGAAGTAATTAATATGGAGTGTGTTAGGATGGATTATAGATTTACAGCCATACTTATTATTATGATATGTCTATTAACTTTTTTTGGATCACCACAATGAAATATTTAATTATATTTATTTTGACAGCAGGGTGTGTAAAGAGTGAACATGATTTTATAACTGCTCCTCCTGGTTTAACTTCTGCAATATATGAACAACTAATAAAGATAGAAAATGACCAGAAAAACTAATACAGCCTTAATTGCATTACTTGGTACAATATTAATGGGTTTAGCTACTTGGACTTTAGTTACACTTATAGAACTTCAATTAACAGTAACTATGATTCAATCTGATTTAATGAGCATTGACAAGCAATTTGGAAGGGTTTACAATTTCATAGACTCAGTTAGAGGTAATTAAATTATGTGGTTAAATATAGCAGCTAAATTAGTTCCAGGAATGATTAAGACAGGAATGTCTATTGCATCTAATAGAAGAAAAACAAAAGAATTAGAGTCTGTTGCAGAATTAAAGTTGGCTGAACGAATGGCTAGTGGTGAGGTTGAGTTTAAAAGAGCTGTTATTGATAGTCATAAAGGCGATTGGAAAGATGAATTTTGCCTTATATTAATTTCTATCCCTCTGCTTTTATTGGCATGGTCAGTCTTTAGTGATGATCCTAATATACAAGCAAAGATAGATATATTTTTTGATAAATTTTCAAATCTTCCAATGTTTTATCAAGCTCTTGTAGTTGGAGCATTTTCAACAATTCTAGGTATTAAAGGTGTTTCTACATTTAAAAAGAAATAATGTCAGACAGTTTAGAAATAATAAACGAATATAAGGAACAGGTTAGAATATTAAAGCAAGAGGTAGCAGAGCTTCAAGATTCTTCCAAGTCCAAAGATAGTGCCAATAAAAGGTGCTTACAAAAACTTGAACATCTATCTAAAGATTTAGATGATGCTAACAAAACTATTAAGGATTTAAAAGAAACAAACAAAATGATGTTGGAACACCCATAATGAAATTTATGTTAATACTTACTTTATGCTCATCTTTATATAATTCTTGCATGACACCTATGAAAATAGATCAATTATATAAATCTCATTTTAATTGTGCATTAGATGGTTATAAAATAGGTGGTGAAACTGTTAAGAACTTTGGTGAACAAAGAGTAAATGATGAGATGCTTTATGTAAGTTTTGTTTGTAAAGAGATTGAGCAAACTTAATGTGGAGTGTTATTTGGAAAAATGATAAAGGTATTTATACTGCTTTTACTAATGTTATTTTTGAAACAGAAAAAAAAGCAACAGAATTTAAAACAGCTCAAAAATCTATGCGTAAGAAACATGATTGCAGAGTAGTAGAATTTGATTATAAATATTTTAATGGAGTAAATGAAAATGAAATTGACTGATAACTTTAGCTTAAAAGAGATGACACAATCTCAAACAGCTCTTAAAAACAATATAGATAATGAACCTAATGCAGAGCAAATAGAGAACCTAAAACAACTTTGCCAGACCATCTTACAACCAATTAGAGAAGACTTTCAGCTCCCAATTAAGATTACCTCAGGATTTAGATCACCTGAATTATGTGAAATTATAGGATCTAAACCTACCTCACAACATTGTGCTAATGAATGTGCAGCAGCAGACTTTGAAATACCTGGTGTAGACAATAAAAAAGTATTTAAACATATCATTGAGAACCTACCATTTTGTCAAATTATCTTAGAGTATTATGATGAATCAGATATTAATAGTGGATGGATTCATGTGTCTTGGTCGCCAAATCCTAGAGGTCAAGCTCTTACTAAGGATAAAGAAGGCTATAAGACATGGCAATAAACAAGTCTAAAATGAAATGCAACAGACCTAAACGACAAGTTCAGGGTGGAAAAAAATTTGTAGTCAAGGCTTGTAAAGGTGGCAAAGAAAAGATAATTAGATATGGGGATGCAAATATGACTATTAAAAAGTCTAACCCTGCTAGACGAAAAAGTTTTAGAGCAAGACACAAATGTGCTACTGCTAAAGATGTATTTTCTGCTAGATATTGGTCTTGCAAAAAATGGTAACAATAGGAGATAAATTATGCCAATGGTAAATGGAAAAAAATATGCTTATACTAAAAAAGGTAAAGCAGCAGCTAAGAAAGCTAAAAAGAAAAAAAAAAGTAAGAAGAAATAATGAAAAAGGGTTATCATAAAACAAAAGATGGTAGAACTGTTAAAAAAGGTCTTTACTATTACATGAATAAAAAAAAGAAATCTGGTAAAAGCAAACCAGGTAAAGGTACTGTATCTGATAAGGCTTTGAAAAGAGCTAAGAAAACTGCTAAGAAAAATAAAAGATCATAATTGTAATTAGGTGTAGTTGCTAGTCAACTGGGTATGATGGAGGGGTAAAAGAAAACTTATGCCTAAAAAAACTTGGATTAAACCTAAAGTATTAATCATTGATATAGGAAAGTGTAAGTATTGTCATCAGGATATGACGAACCAAGAAAGTTTTGTAACTTTTTATCCTAGAGGTAAAGCTCATTATGTTTGCATGAAGAAAGCAGATGAAGATAAGACTTATGAGAATGAGTCTAAGTTTGATTGGTAAGGCAGCCATATTTCAGACTGCCTTAATATTAATTAAAGATACTTTCTATCTCTAATAAACTTTTTTATTTCAACTAATGATTTGAAATCACCTCCCACAGGTGCAAAGAACCTCATAAAGTCTAAAGATAAATCTGGTCTATATCTACAAAGAGTCCAATTTCCTAACTTAGGATAATGTTCAGACATATTGGCACTAAACTTTTCATTACCAAATGTAATATCAACACTAGTAACTTTACCAAATTTATTTTTTGTTTTTATTTTCGTCTTCATATTTTTTCCTTCCTTATTTTTTTTTATAAAGACATTATATCAAATTGAGTTTTTCAATTTTTTACAAAAAAAAACTTTTATTGAAGAATAGACGATTTAGTTTTTAGGGTGGTTCAGTTTAGGTGCGACAATTATTTGCTTATAGACTTTTCAGGTATTTTTTAATATCCCCAAAATTTCTTAGCATTATTTAAATAATCTTCGTTAGCATCATTATTCCAAAACATGTGTGTAAAGTCTGGTTGGATATAATCTTTAAGAATATTTGGATCATTACTGATCTTCATTAAGTTCTGTCTTACTTTAGCTCTTTGAATTATTCTAGGTATTCTCTTTCTAATATTCTCTGGTTTAAGTTCATCACAATTATCTGCATGATAAACTCTAAATTCTTTCTCATTGACATAACAAAGATAAACAGGAACTTCAAATACTGACCAATAAAAATCTACTTGTAATAAATTATAGGGTGAAGGTCTATCAGGTAATTTACCTGGAAACCAAGACCTAGTACCATCTTTTTTGACAATCCCCCTTCTTGGCATCTTGCATTTATCCTCAATGATAACCTTATCCCCTTTTAAATCTATGTAACCATGAACAGGAATATTGATACCATCAAACCATTTAAAGGCTTCTATCTCTGGCTTACAAGACTCCCAACCTGGTATTGATTGATGAGCCTTATGACAATTAGCAATCATTAAAGGTACTATACTTTTATAATGACTTAACTTTTCTTGGTCATCAGGTGTAAGTGCAACTAACTTATCTAGTTTTTCTTGAACAGGAACAAACATTATTTACCTTCCTGTATTTTTTCACTTTCTATTTGAAAAGCCATATTAAATTCTTCTGCAACTACATCTAATTCTTTGTAATCATCTAAGAAATAACTCATTGGTTTTTTTAAGAACTTACTTATCTTTACCAAATTAATTAATGGTATTCGGTTCTCACCTTTTTCATATTTACCTATTTGTTGATATGTATTCTTTAGAGCTTTAGCAACTTTAGTTAATGGAACAATAGTTTCTTTACCAGTAAACTCATTAACCTTAGTTCTTCTTGCTTGTCTTAATTTTTTACCTAAATCAATATAGAATTGATTATCTTCTTCAAAGTTTTTCTTTGCTTTATGTGATAGTTTCATTGTGTTCCTTCCTTTAATTTAGAGTATAGAATCCCTTAAGTGCTTATGCAACTTTTTATATATACTTAATTAAGTATATAAAAATCTAGCATCTTTGTTCTCTGCTTCAACAATTCTTCGGAATAATTGATTGTATTCCTTAAATGCTTTCAGAGTATGTACACATTGCCTTCCCTTATCTTTAGCAGCATAAACTTTTTTATGTGCCTTATCTAGCTTATTGTACAATCTAGTATTGCTATTTTTTAAGCTCATCATTCTCCTCACCAATAAGTTTTATATTTGCACTAATAAGTTTGTTATCGGTGATACTTGCTTTTGCAAACTCACTAGGCATTTTCTGATTATGTGCTTTTTGTGTAGCATCTTCTACACTAGCACCATCAAAAATTTCTTCAAAATCAACTGCTAATTCTAAACTTGATCTTTTCAAAACTTTAACCATTTAAAATTATATTTCTGCTATAACCAGAGTAATCTCTTTTAAGTTCATCTCTTTGTTCTAGCTTTTCAATCAGCGAACTAATTGAATTTTTACTTTTGTAACCCATTTCATTAGCCATTTCTAAAAATGTTGGCATATATCCATGTTTTGTACTATAATTTTTAATATATTGCAATAGTCTGAGCATTTTAGGTGTCATTGGTCTTTTACCTCTTTTCTTCATTTTTAACCAACCTTCTTAATAGTTCTGCATAGCCATTGATGTCATCAAAGCTATCTTTTTTATAATTTTCTGATTGCATAACTCTCCAAAGTTTTAAAAAAACCATAAAGATACCAAACATTTTTAAAGGTACTTTAACCTCACAATCATTATAAACTGATAAGTATTTTTCTAAAATTCCTGACATAACATAAGAGGTATGGTCAAATTCTCCGTAATCATCTTGCTTTTGTTTTAATAATCTTTCTATTTCGCTAATAAACTTAACATTATCTGACATAATTTCCTTCACTATCTTTGCAGTAATGAGCTACTACATTTTGATTTTTATATTTAGTTAGCATCCAAACTTGTCCATTTCCCTCTGTATAATCTGGGTTCTTAACATACTTAACATTTTTTTCAAACATTTCATCACAAGTGATGGGTAACAAAGAATATGCAAAAGGTATCTTTTCATATTTTAAATTACCCTCACCTGAGTATATAACTAAAATTAAAAAAACTACTTTCAACTAGAAAGGAATTTCTTTGCTTTGAGGTTTAGCTTGTTTAGGTCTAGGATCGTTTTTATAACCAGATAAAATATTACCTGATTCATTAATCCAACCAATTAAACCTTTATGTCCACCAGCTTCAGAGTAATTCATTTCGCCAGTAAATTTATCATCACCTTTGAATAAAACTCCTACTTGAGCAAACACTTTAACAAACTTAGTATTACCATCTCTTGATGCACCTTTGACACCAAGTATTGTACCCTTGTTGCCATTATCTAAATTTACATTTCCTGAGAAATCAATTTTGATGGCTTTTTCATTGTTGGCATCATAAGGAAATAATACCCAATCCTTTTGCTTACCACTACCATTGTCTGACATTCTGTCCTCCATTTTGTTTGATAGATTGTTGTTGTGATTCAAAGTCTTTTTCTATTGAATCATTTTGTTTCTTCCAATCGGAATACAAAGCTGTCAACTTGGTTTCTGTTGTTTGCTTTTTAATTGTATCTTTAATTGAAACTTGTTGAGTAGATCCCTTTTGATTATTTAAGGCATTTACTAATTCTTCTGCACTAGCATATTCTGAACCTGATAGACCAAATGCTGCTAAACATCTTCCCAAAGAACTTGAACTACAGTTCTCCATAGCACTTGTTTTATTTATGAAATTAGCATTTCTATGTTCTTCTGCATGACCAACAGCATAAATAGTATCAGAAATATATAGTTCGGTTTTAACGACAACTCTGTCATTATCATGGAATAGTATTTCTTCATTAAATCTAGCTTCAGGGAAATATTGCAAAAGGTGTCTGTGTCTTTCATTAACTGTAGAATATTTTTTACCTTTAATATCAACAGTTGGAATTTTATTAGCACTTGTTAAACATTCCTTTCTTCTTTCTTTGAACCCTCCCTTACTTTTTTCTTCTGTCGTCTGTGGCTTTAGTTTCATTTTTTCCTTTCATTTGTATCTTTTGGTTTTCTTTAATTTGGTCTATATCTTTCTGTGCTTTAGCTTCTAAATAACTTTGGTTTTTAGCAATCATTTGATCTTTTAACTTTAATAAATCTAACTCTTTTTTTAGTTTTGATATTTCATCATCTCTTGCATGAAGTTGTTCTATATGTTTCTTTTCATTATTCTCATAAGTTCTAATTTTAGTTTGCATCTTTGCAAGTTCCATCATTACAGTATCTGTCATTTTTTTCCTTTCATTACTTCTTCAAGTGTTAATTTATGAACAATAATATCCTGTACTGCCTGACCTACTATTGCTCCTATATCCATATTTAAGTTACCTAATAAATCTTTTCTTTGTTTAGCAGTTAAGATTATGTAATCATTAAACCAAATATCTAAACTTTTATTGAGCTGCGAAGGTGATAAATGATCTGCTGTAAATGTTCCACCTTCTTCTTTTTTAGTCCATTCTTTTCCAATTGTTTTCATAGATTCTATTTATTAATTAATACAAAAAGTGTCAATAAATTATACAAATTATATTCAATTTGAGAGTTTATCATTATCAAATATTACAGTTGCATTAAAACTAAATGAGATTCTTTCATCATCTTCATCTTCAGTTTTATATGGATAGACAACATGAGATAATGAGTTTGGAAATAATATCCAATCCCTAACCTCTGGCATAACTCTATAAGAATTATTATTAAACATATTTTCAGATCCCTCTATAAACTCTGTCTGACCTGAGAAATCATTATGTTCTTTTGCATTGGTTGTTGAAATCATTTTAGGAATTTTTAAATAACCTACGCAGCTTAAATGATAATTACCATGAACATATTCTGTGTGAGTATGGCAAGGGTTATAATCTCCAGGTTTTGATATTACATACCAAGCAGAATTAATTAAAACTGATTTAATTTTATGATCTATATGATTTTTTACATAAGTATTAATAATTGGATCAAAGAATTTTTGTTTCCATTTAAGCATAATTTCTGGTGATATTAAATACTCTGAATCTACATGACCTACTAACTTTTTAGACCAATCATGGTTCTTTTGTTTTTCTTTATCTTGTCTTATTTGTTTTAAATCATTTTGAAAGTCTTTCATTAGTTCTAATGGCATAACTGCTTTAGCAACTGTTGAGCCAAAAGGTTTAAATAATTTAAAATTTATTTTATCACTCATATTAAACACCACATAAGCCTTCACAAGCATTTTCAAACATATCTAATTGATTATCTTCTTTATTAAATTCTACCTCATCTAAAGGTTTACATGATCTATGAGTATAATTTTTCATATTCGGATCTTTACTTATATCTCTAATTTTTTTATCAAACTCAACTACATCTTTAAATTCATCTGGTTTATTTGTTTTTAAATCATGCCAATATTTATCGTCATGGAATGGACAACAAAGACAAGCAGACTTTTCTGGTGGTACTATGTTATTTTTTTTAAGATAATTAATACAATCTTGCCTTGACATATTAGCTTCAATTAAAGGATGTCTATTTAAAATGTAAGGATCTCTAGCTGGTTTCATTCTACCTATTTCATCTTTAGAAATACCTATCCATTGCTCAACATATTTATCTTTTGGAAAATGTTTACCTGGTTTAACACCACATAATTCTCTTATTTTTTTTTTAATTACTAAAATTTTATATTCTGAAGTACATTGCCTACGAATCATGCCTTTTTTACCTGTAATAGTATGTTGATTATAAAATGGAGCTACTACAAAATTAGTAGTACCTTTTGCAGCTAACATATCATCTTTAATATTTCCTTTTTGAACTCTAAAAACTGGATAAGGTAAAATAGTAGTTAAATAATTTAAGTAAGTCATAGTAGCTTTACTTTCATAACCAGGATCAGCAAATATTGCACAATCAACTGGTGGCAAATCACCTTTAGCAGCCATTATAGCCATAGTTGTTGATTGAACACCAACACCCAAACTTAAAACAACCATTTGTCTTAATCTATTTTTATCTATCATTTTCCTCCATTGGTTTAAGTTCTTTTAATTCTATTTTATATGCAGCAGGTCTATCTTGGTAGCCAAAATTTGATAGCTTTTCTGGTGGTAGATCATCATTATAAATAAATGAACCCATAATACTAAAATTAAAATCTTCGTTATTGTCTTTAATGATTAATATATAAGTACCTTTCTTTTCTCCAGGTCTTATTAGTAAAAAATTATATGATTTTTTTTCTTGGGTTCTTATCTCTATATTGTTTTGAAAGTCTGAGTCTGAATAGAATTGGTTATCATCTGAATAAGAACCATTATAAAAGCTATTAGTTGCCTTTGCATAAGCAACCTCTCCTAAAGCTCCTAAGATGCCATCTGTTAGTTGTGATTTAATTCCTTTGGTGTAACCATAAGAAAAGGTTTTACCCATTCTAAGGTTGCCTATGTACCTTTTAGAGGCAATATTTAAGGCTAGTTCTACTTCATTAGCTTCTAATTTAACTTTTATCATATTTATCCTTTCTTGCTTGATCTAATTGTTTAACTCTTTTTTCATATTGTTCAATAGTTTCGCCAGAAAAATATCTAAACCAACATTCTGCACAATAATCTTTTCCTTTCTCTACTACATCAGCTTTGTTTTTACATTTAATACAGGTTCTCATATCTCCATAAATATTCATTCAAAAAATTTATTTCCTTTGCTTATATTTTGTTTAGCGGTCAAATATTGAAGGTTATTTTCAACATGAAGTCCAGAAACATTCTTAGCTTGTAAAGGCACAATGTGATCTACATGATAACCCTTTTTTCTTTTTAAATAAATTTGTTTAATTTTTTCTAGGTTTGCCCATTTAGGAGTTCTTTGAATAATATATTTTTTTCTGTTAATTGTTTTTAAGTGATAATAAATTTTATTATCATTATAATGTTTTTTATTTTTTAATTTATAATATTCTCTATTTTTTTTAAAATGTTTTTTAAATGCTTTTTGTTGTTTTATTTTTCTTTCAAGTTTTGAATTTTGTATTTTCTTTTTTCTATTAATTTCTTTATGTAATTCTGGATTATTTAAAATTTTTTGCCATCTTTTTTTATTATAATTTGTAAATTTTTCAGGGTTGTTTAATCTATATTTTTTAGCAGTTTTTCTTTCTCTTAATAAATTTTTACTTCTCCATATTCTTCTTTGTTTTGCACCATCTTTTTCATAATAGTATTTTTTTTGTTGTTTATTAATTTTATCTTTATTATCTAAACGATATTTTTTATGCCAAATTAAAAGTTTTTTTTTATTCTTTTTATAATATTTTTTTCTTCCTTTAGAACAGCATTCTTTACAATTAGCTCTATAATTATTTTGATCTTTTCTAAACCAAAATTCTAAAAGACTCTTAGTCTTTTTACACATAGAACAATTTTTAGTTTGTTGCATAATAAAAAATAAGTAATGCGATCTCTATTGCGATAATTGTTTCAAGCATTCTATTTGTTCCTTTCTTTTATTTTATTATAACCCCAGAATCTTTCATAACTTTCTCTTTTAGCTACTTTTTTCATG